CTATTTATCTTCGCTTTTTCTATTCTTTTCATTATACAAAATAAACTCCCAAAAACGTTTTAATTCCTCACGTTTTTCAGGTGAAGCGTCTTTAATATCTTTAAACCAGAGACCTAGTTCTGAATCATTAATTATATTTGTTTCCGCTTCAACATTTTCTACTTTAATGAATCCTATCTCTTCTAAGAGAGTTTCTGTTTTCTTATTCATGGCTTTTGATATTTTTTCAATTACCAATAGTGTCGGCTCTACAGGCTTGCCAGTTCTAGAGTCAATGCCTTTTTCCAGCTTATCTATATATGTATGACTTACATCACATTTTTGAGCAAAGTCTCGCAAGGAGAGCTTATTTTTAAAACGATAACCTTTAATAATTTCACCAAGAGTTTTTTTCATTTGTTAACCTCCTAATATAATTGTAAACAATAATTTACAAAAAGAAACGAAAAAGGACAAAAATATAAGTAAAACATTGTTGACAGTGTAGTAAACTATGGTTTACAATTAGTTTTGTAATCATATGAATACAAAGAAAGGAGAAGTAGCACATGAATAAATTAGCTAAATTTAGAAAAGAAAAATCAATATCCCAAGAAATATTAGCAATTTGTGTTGGCTCATCTCGTACTTATATTTCCGAAATAGAAAACAATAAAAAGCAACCAAATGTTAAATTAGCTATTAGAATCGCAAAAACTTTAGGTACGAATGTAGAAAGTATATTCTAGGTACAAATGTTAACTATAGTTTACATAGGGTGCTGAAAGTAGAAAGGTGTGTAAATAATGATTAACTTCGACATTGAATCATTTCGCAGAATCATCCGAGAAGAAGTACAAAAAGCAACTGAACATCTTCAACCAATGAATGAACTACCACCATTTTTAACTATTTCGGAATTAATGGACCTGTTACATATTAAACGTACCAAAGCATCAGAGTTATTAAATCGTTCTGATTTTCCAGTATGCCGTGAAGCTGGGATTCTTATTCCTACACATCTTCTTTTTAAGTGGATGGAAAATCATACTGACTGGGTAGAAAAAAATACTGAGTATTACAATCCATTTAAAGAATCTGTCTAATACTAAGTTACCATGTTGGGTTGTCACAAATAAATAATACTTTAGGTACGAATGGGGGAAGTAAACGATGTCTATAGGAAAAGAAGTTGCTATGGCGCGTAAACGAAAGGGGATCACACAAGAAAGACTCTCTTCAGAAATCCCTGTAAGTCGTGAGTCGCTAGCAAAATATGAAACTGAAAAACGGCGAATACCGAAAGACTTAAGAAAATGTATTACTGAAGGAATAGATGACCCGCAATTGTTTTTTAAAATGTGGAGTGAAGCAACAGGTCATGTAAGTATTCCATTCTTTAATGGAGAATACATAGACCTGCATCCTACAAGTATGAGGTACATGGTTCAGCAAGAAACAAATGAAGCTTTGAAACAGCTTGATACATTATGTTGGTTTAAACCTTCACAAGCATGGTCTGAACAGGAGAAAGAATCTATGAAAAGGGCCATGCATGAAATTTTAGATGCTACAGGTTCGATGATGAGTCTTGTAGCGGTGTTATGTGATCAGTACGGTTTTTCTATGACAGATATATTTAAGTATTGGAAGGTTTCATTAAGAGCAAGGAAATATACAGATGGTTAATTTGATTATTACTAGGGAGGTTAAAGTAATGACAATTGATTATGTGAGTCCAACTTTAAAGCAATATAAAGAACTGGTAAGAAAAGAAGAAAATTTATATGGAGATATCCGAATTGCATCAATTTGTGGAGATTTTATAAAAGCTAAAAGTTTAAAGCAAGAGAAGAAATTAACGGAGATAAGAATTCGAATTATAGAAGCTGCATTTGTTTTGAAAAATAAAGAGAAAAAAGAAAAGGCTACCGCATAGCCCGCGATAACCAAAAATATCAATTAATAAATAAATTATAACATATTTCAATAAAATGCGACAAGCAACTGCGCTTGTCGTTATGGCCAGAAAGGTTTGTTCTCCTGTTGTTCATAGTTTATAAGCTTGTACTTTCTGGCCATAACGATACGTACAGTATCAAATTATTTGAAGTGTGAGGGATGCAACATGAAAGCAGAAAGTAATCGTCTGTTTGATTTAGTTCTACCAGGAGACTTTTCTTTTGCAAATGAATTACATAACTGCATGATGACATGTATTCATAATATGTTCAATGCTGGTTCGCTTGATGAAGCGGATCATTGGGAGAAAGAGTTAAATAGGTGCGCTAAAGAATTTAAGAGTATTCGTAAAGCAAGAGAAGAACATGATGTATCAAAGAGTTATCGTGTGGTTGTTAAAAAGCTTCAAGGGAAAGGGATTAATGCATCAGTAGTTAGTCGAAGAAAATAAAAAATCTATCACTTGGCAGAGTGATAGATTTAAGACTCATATAGCGAGTCTTTATAAATATTAATTTAGTTAAATTATATCAAAGTAAATCAAGTAAAACAATGGAGGATGAATAATATGGCAGTTTATAGACCGGTACACGTTTCATTTTGGCAGGATTCATTTGTTTTAGATCTTACACCAGAGGAAAAGTATTTTTACTTGTATTTGATGACAAACAGTAAAACATCTCAATCAGGAATCTACGAGCTTCCACTTCGTATTATTGAAACTGATACAGGATATAACCGCGAAACTGTTATGAAGCTATTAGAACGTTTTGCTGAGTACGGAAAAATAAATTACAACCAAAAAACAAAAGAGTTGTTCTTAATTAACTGGTTGAAATTCAATCCTATTAAAAATGTAAACATTGAAAAGTGCGTTTTAAAAGAGATTCAATCTGTGAAGGATCAGGATTTTTTAGTTGATTTCTATGAAACTTGTTTGCAATTAGAGCGAGAGCAAGATTTTAAAATCCCTCGTATTAAGGAGTATTTATCAGTCCGTTTGGAGGGGCTTATAAGGGGCTTCCAAGACCCTAGCAAGGAAGAAGAAAAAGAAGAAGAAGAAAAAGAACAACAACAACAAGAAAAACGCGCAAGCGCGGAAGAAGTTGTTGAGGTTAATCCGATTTCTTTTTACGAACAAAACTTCGGACTGATTACACCTTTTATTGCAGATGGTATTTATGCATGGGTAGATGATTTAAATGCAGAGCTTGTTGTAAAAGCTATGGAAATCGCTTTAGAGAAAAATACAAGAAACATGAATTACGTAAATACGATTTTAAGAGATTGGCATCTTAAGGGATTGAAAACAATAATGGACGTTGAGGCAGCTGATAAAGCATTTCGTACTCAGCGATTAACAAAAGCGCAGGAACAGACACAAGCACCTTATCAACAAAAAGGCTTATCGGAATCTACTAAAAACGTAATACAGCAGCAACAAGCATGGGAGCAGAACATTCCAACAGAAGAAGAACTTGCAGTACTTAACCAACGGAATGCGTGGTTGGCCCAATGAGTAACGATATGATTCGTAACGTAGAAGCTGAACAAAGTGTTTTAGGTAGCATTATCCAAGAAGGCGATTTAATTAAAGATTGTCAGCTAAAGGTAAAACAGTTTTCTTCACCAACGCACCAAGTGATTTTCAAGGCGATGAGAGAATTAGAGGATGCCGAAGTCCCGATAGATCTTGTTGCTCTCATGGGGAAATTTGAAGACAGTTTTATGAATCAAATTGGTGGTATTGCGTTCTTTGTAAACTTAACTGAAGTTGTTCCAACGACAAAAAACTTTTCGTATCACGAAGGTTTAATTATCGAAGCTTGGAAAATGAGACATGCTCAGGAGGTTGCTGGAAATTTATATAATCGTCTTCAGCAAGAAAGAGATATGAGCGCTATTAGTACTTCGATTGATGAGTTAAGTGCCATTGAGGAAACAGGTTATTCAGATGAATTTAATTTAAAGGAAACCCTAGTTGATTTGTATAAGAACATGCAAATTGATGTAGGAGATTTAACCGGTATACCAACTGGTTATGACGACTTGAACAGAATGACAGCAGGATTACAAGAAGGAGACTTAATTATTGTAGGTGCCCGTCCTTCGATGGGGAAAACAGCATTTGTATTAAACGTCGCTTTTCATGCAGCAAGTGCTCATACAGCAACAGGAATCTTTTCACTAGAGATGGGAGAAGAGCAATTACTTAAACGTATGATTTCAAGTACTGGAAATATAGATGCTACAAAATTAAAGAATCCTAAGAAGCTATGTAATTTAAAGGATTGGGAAAAGATAAGTCAAGCGATGGGATTAATTAATGATTTGCCATTAGAAATTTACGATAAAGCAAATGTCACGATGCAAGAGATTTACGCTAAAACTAGGAAACTAAAGCGTAAGTACCCTGATAAAAAGGTTTTACTTGCAATTGATTACTTGCAGCTTATTGTAGGGGATCCAAAGCATAGAGGGAACCGCATGCAAGAAATCGGTGAGATTAGTCGTAAGTTAAAACTAATGGCAAGAGAGCTAAATGTATGTGTAGTTGCATTATCACAGTTAAGTCGTGCGGTAGAAAGTAGGCAAGATAAGAGACCATTGCTATCAGATTTACGTGAGAATGGTCAAATTGAGCAAGATGCGGATTTAATAGCATTCTTATACCGTGAGGATTACTATGACCGCGAGACAGAAAATAAAAACATAACGGAAATTATTTTAGCGAAACAGCGAAATGGTCCAGTTGGTGTTGTAGAACTAGCATTCATTAAAGAATTTAGTAAGTTTGTAAGTTTAGAGAGAAAGTTCAATCATCAACAGGAGGCTTAATCATGTTGATGCGTCAGGAAGTAGAACGTAGAAAACTAATAATCATTCGTAAATTATTGGGGTTAGGATTAACTGAAATTAATGGACAAACATTAGAGCAACTAACGTTAACGCAGCTTGAAGGAATTTTAATTGCAAGCTTGCAGGTATTGGAGGGGGAAAAACAATGCCAAAGCAATTAACAATTTTTGACGTGGAGCCAGTTGTATCATTTGATCCTAAGAAAGCTCATATTCAACGTTTAAATTCAAAATTAAGGTATGCAGATGTGGTTGTACAAATACCACGTCAAGTTAAAGCAATTGATGAATTAAAACCAACGACAGCACCTGATGAGCGGTATGAGTTGTTTGAAGATTACGTAATAGGGATTTGGCGTTACAAACGAGCGGAGGATAAGCAATTTGTATGGGAAGAGGCCGAAAAAATGTGTAAGCAAGCAAGGGATGAAAAAAAGCCGATTCCAATACGGCTTCATTTATCACTTGAACAAGCATTTGTTCCAGAAAATGTTGTGCAATATCTATAGACAAATAAAAAAAGCTGAGATCACTCTCAACTTACTTCGACAAAGTAATTATAACATATGGGAGTGATATTGGTGGGAATTAGAAAAGAAAATCTTGTAGAAATGACAGCTGAAATAGATTTAAAAATAAATGGAATATATATTGTTAAAAATGGTCAGGTCCAACTAATAGAACCGCCTCAAAGTGGATTTGGTGAGCAATCATTTGTATATCAAAGTGGAAAAGTAATCCGTATGGAAGAACGAAAAACGCAGTTATTATAATCAAATTTGAATTTTGTACAAAACGGAGGGGAAAAAGATGTCCTTTAGAGCAGAGGAAATTAAAACATATAAACAGTTCAAAAATTATTGTAGTGATTGCAAAGGGAACCATGAATAATTTTTAATCAAAGCATTATTTAGAAGAAATAACCTAGGCAAAGGAATACATCATTAAACACACTATCATAGCAATGTATTTGGTGATGCATTCCTACATTAAGCCTTGTTCACTAACTATTTTTATCTACCCCACCCGACGTGGACTTCTGAGCAAGTGCCAAGGCACCTAGGATTGTAACTAAATGGAATAGCATAAGCATCATCTCCGATAATAGTTTTTTCTTACCTAAGAAGTTAAATACTTCAGAAATGGAGTGAGAAAGTAAACCAGCATACAAGATGCCAACAAACCATCCCTTGCTACCCAGCCACAATGGTAGAGCGGCCAGAAGTGATTGACTCGAACAAACGGTAGTTAAAACCAAACTATTTACGTAAATATACTAATGTTTTTATTAAGTTATGTCAAATTATTCATTTGAAAAGGCGAGATAATCATGAACAAGATATTCAAATAAAATCCTTATTTGGGAGGGGATTAATTTATATGGAAAGCCAGTTTGAAAACACAATATCAATCACTAAAAAGGAAAGGTAAGCACCGTTATTAAAGCTACAAATGACGGAAAGGTTTTATTGAGCGGAAAAGAATTAGAATCCATTGAAGACTTTAGCCGTTAAATTTAATAATTAAAGCTATGAATTATATGGTCCGTTGAAGATTTTAATAAAAACGATATTGTATATGTGTTAATTTAAGTTTAATATAGTAATTAGAACGAATGTTCTCGTCGCGGCATCAAGGAGCATTTATAGCAAGGGAATAATAGTTTTTGTATAAGGAGGGTTTAAGAAATGAATACTTAATTTATTTAATTATTTTTTAAGAAAAGGGAATAGAATTCTGGATGAAGTTAAAACAATTGATTAAATGTGGTCCTTAAATATGCGAATAAATGATATTATTACTTTGAATGTAATAATTTTCATGGAGGAGATAAATATGGAAGATAACTTCTTAAAGTATGATTATTTTAAAAACATTAATTTAATGGACCCATTTTTTGATTCTTTGAAGCGTGATTATAAAGAATTTGAGGATTGGTTTAAAAGAAAAGCGGAAGAGAAAGCGTATTATTATGAAACACATGAAGGTATTCAGGCATTTTTATATTTAAAAGTGGAAGATGAAGAACTTAAAGATGTTACACCAAGTTTGCCGAAAAAAAAGAGAATTAAAGTTGGAACGTTAAAAATAGAGGCCCATGGAACAAGGTTAGGTGAAAGATTTCTAAAAAAAGCTATTGATTTTGCGATTGCAAATAATGTTTTGGAACTATATGTAACTGTGTTTTCTAAGCATGAGCCTTTGGTAAACCTACTTAAACGATATGGATTTCAAATAATTGGGACGAAGGAAACACCTAATGGCATTGAAAATGTAATGGTGAAGAATTTAGAGAATAGTGTAGGGGATTTAAAGATAGATTACCCACTTGTGAATATAAAAGATAAATCGCTTTATCTATTAGGTATTTATCCGAAATATCATACTTTATTATTTCCAGATTCAATTTTGGCAAATGAAACTTATGATTTAATTAATGACGTCTCACATACTAATAGTATAGAGAAAGTATATATATGTTATATGAAACAAGCTGCTTTATTGAAAAAAGGAGATGTTATTGTAATTTATAGGACTAAGGATGATAAAGGACCAGCAGAGTATCGATCTGTAGCAACTTCTTTATGTGTTGTTGAGGAAGTTAAAACAAAATCGGATTTCAAAAATTACCAAGAGTATTTAAGTTATTGTAAAAAGCACAGTGTCTTTACAGAGGAAGAGCTTAATTTTTTATACAGTAAAGATAATGTGGTTGTTCTAAAAATGACTTATAATTTGGCAATGGAGAAAAAATTGATAAGAAAAACCCTCATAGAGCAATGTGGTTTGGATAGAGCTGGTTATTGGGGTATAATGAGGTTGAGTAAAAATCAATTCGGAAAGATTGTAGAGTTAGGTGGTATAAGTGAAAGTTTTATTGTCAATTAAACCGGAGTTTGTACAAGAAATAATTTCGGGTAAAAAAAGGTTTGAATATAGGAAAAATATTTTTAAAAGGAAAGATATTTCTTCTATCGTAGTTTATGCAACCAAGCCATATGGGAAAGTTGTAGGGGAATTTGAAATAGAAAACATCCTAATAGATGAACCTGAAAACATATGGAGAAAAACAAAAGACTATTCGGGTATAACGCAAAAGTATTTTAATAGTTATTTTGAAGGCAAGCGAACAGGAGTTGCTATCCAAATCAAAGAATTTAAAGAATATGTTAAACCTTTAGACCTTATTGAGTTTGATCATAATATAAAGGTAGCACCTCAATCGTTTTGTTATACAAACGGGGGGCTGTAATAATGGAATACATCTTTTTATCGGGGATTCATGGAGTTGGAAAATCTACATTAGCAACTGAGCTTGAAAAAGTTATGGATATTAAAACTTTTTCTGTTAGTGAGTTGATTAGAAAGTCCGGTAAAGATATAGACACTGTTACGAAAAATACGGAGCACATTTCAAGTAATCAAGAATTGTGGAAAGTAGAAATAAATAAATTAAATATCGGTGATTCCAAGTTACTCTTAGATGGGCATTTCTGTTTATTGGATAAAGATAAAAAAATAAATCCTTTACCTTTTACAACATTTAAAGATACCCATATGACAAAAATTATTTGCATAGAAGGTGAGCCGCAAATAATTAGGGAACGCTTGTTAAATAGAGATAATAATGAATATTCAATTGCATTATTGGAGGAGTTCCAAAAGTGCGAGCTAGAGCAGGCAACTAGATATTCATGTGAGAATGATATCAGTTTGTTTATTTATAATGAGACGCAGCCTTTCTCAGAATTAATAAAGTTTATCAAGGGATAAAGGTTCTTGTTCGAGGTGGTTAAAAGTATGCTCCATAATTTAAAAATAAATAAAGAATTTTTCTCTCCTGTCAAAGAACGAATTAAAACATTTGAAATTAGGAAAAATGATCGGAATTTTCAAGTGGGTGATCAAATTGTTCTGAATGAGTGGGACGAAAAAAATAAGCAGTATACTGGAAAGAAGGTTAATGGGGAAATTATTTATATCACAGACTACGAACAAAAAGAAAATTATGTAGTTTTTAGCTTCAAATTGATATAATTAACGGTTATTTAAAAGGATAAAATTTTTAAGACAGCTTGAAAAAGTTGTCTTTTTATTTTGAGATTTGATAATAGTTTACAATAAGATAATCCTTCTATTAAAGAAGTTTTATTAACTTATGATAGGATAAAATTAATAAAACTTATAGTTTTTAAAGATGTGTATTTTATAAAAGGAGTAATTATTAGATGATAAAGTCGTTGGAGAATTGGTGTATAGATAATAATCGAATGGATATTTTAGATGAATATGGGGGGATATTAGGTGAATTTTTGAATGTTACTAAACCTTCAAAAATACCCTATAATAGTTCGGAATATATAAAATGGAATTGTCTAAAATGTGGTTCGTATAAAGCGTTAAAAGTCGAAGAACGTATTTTACTAGGTGAAATTGATTGTTTAAGATGTAAGCAAAAAAAATCATTAGCAAAGCGATTTGAAAAACTACAGTCGGAAGCTACAGACATTGTTTATTTAGCAAAGTCAATACAATCATCTATTCCAGAACAATATTTATACTACTATTTAAAAAAAGTATTTAATAATATTGAAAGTCAAAAACAATTTGACTGGTTAGGTAAGATGTCTATTGATATTTATCTCCCTGAATATAGAATAGGAATTGAATACGACGGAGAAAGATTTCACTCAAATAATTTTAATGACGAATTAAAATTTAAACTCTGCAAAGATAATCAAGTGAAATTATTAAGAATAGTTGAAAGCTCTAAAGAACAACAAACAAAAACAGAATATCCTGCGGATTGGTATTACTCATATTTCCCAAGTCATAATTATTCTAATATTTCTGAAGTGATTTTCGAATTATTAAATTACATAGATAAAAATAAAGAAGCCACATTCCTTGAACACCCTATTAGTATAAAGAATGATTTGGCTAATATCGAAAAACAGATAAAAAAGGAATTCGACAAGCGAACATTATTCTATAAATGGCCAGAATTAGTGGAGTATTGGGATTATGAAAAAAATGGGGACATACTACCGAATCATGTATTTAAATCAGACAAAAAAGAATATTATTTGAAATGTCCTAAATGTAATAAAAAATATAGCTTTTTTCCGTATTATAGAAGAAAGGCTATACCCCCATGCTCTTGTGAAGGGCTGCAATATGAAAAACGAACAAAAGAAATAATTTCCATGTATGAAAATAAAGGTTTAATCGATTTTGAGGATAATCTATTAGATAGACAGGTGGAGGATGAAATCTTACGATCAGCTAATAGTTTATATCAAAGTTATCGATATTTCGGCACTATTGAAATATGTCATATACATAAATTCAGTAAACCTTTCTTGGTTTATTATCTTCATCGTTATACAAATAAGAAGATATGTTAATTTGGATTTAGAATAGCACACAGATTTGAGAAGTGATAATTATTAAATAAAACCCTTTAAAAAGGTAAAAAAACGTAAGAAAATGATATAATAATAGCAATTAAACATTTTGTCCTACTGGAAGAACCAGCGGACACTGAACTATGAAGAGCATTGACGCTATTGCTCTGTAGTTTGGTGTCCGCTTTTTGTATTTTATTAAGAAAATAGACAAGGAGCGTTTATATATGAATCAATTAAGCTTTCTATCTAAAATTGATCGCGCAGCAACACAGGAGAAATTAGAGGGTCTTCTTGAAGAAGTGCGTATTTACAAACAGTTCGGAATGGTTCGAGAAGAAATGAAAGTCACTCCTTCATATGAAGTGAGATATCATGGCCCTACAAATACAGTAGGAAATCCATTAGAAGATGTAGCTTTAGAAAATATAAAGCGTAGTGAACGTGAGCAATACCTTAAAAATATGTCATTCCGTATTGATCAGTTTCTAAGCCGTTTAGGTAATGGGCATGCAGGAAAAATTCAGAGAGACATCATTAATAAGCGTTATTTAGAAGAAGAAGACATTTGTGATTATATGATTTATAACGAAATTGGAATGGCTGAACGTACTTATCGCCGTTGGAAGTCTAGAGCGTTTTATAATTTAGCTTTTGCTCTTAGATTAGAAGTGTACGAACAAGAGGGTGGTGAACAAGAATGAATTTTGTTCAACCTATTCGTAATCCAGAGCAGATACAACAAATTAAGGAATACCTGAAAGAAAAGAACGAACGGAATTACATCTTGTTTGTAATGGGAATTAATACAGGCTTGCGTATAAGCGATATCCTAAAATTGAGAGTTGGAGATTTAAAGGGGAGTCATATTTCCATGCGTGAAATGAAGACGGGTAAGCAGAAGCGGATTCAAATAACTGCAGCATTGAGAAGAGAGTTAAAGTGGTATATTGAAGATATGGAAGATCATGAGTATATAATTAAGAGCAGGCAAGGGAAGAATCGACCTATAGGAAGAAGTATGGCATATAAAATACTTAGTACTACAGCAGCCAAGTTTGGTTTAGATGAGATTGGAACGCATACACTTCGTAAGACATTCGGATATCATATGTACATGCAGACAAAGAATATAGCCTTGCTAATGGAGATATTCAATCATTCAAGCGAACGAGTAACTTTACGATACATAGGTGTAAACCAAGATGCAATGGATAAAGCAATGAATAGGTTTAAAATTTAAAGAGCTCAAAATAAATGATTGAGCTCTTTAAAATAATTATTTTTCTGGAAATTCAGGTGCGTTTGAAGTGTTAGATTGATTTAGCTGTTCTAATATTTCTTTGGCACCATCATGCCATCCTTTAAATCTATAAATCCGTCTAGTAACTTTTTGACCAGCTCCTTGTGCTCCTATGTTCATGCCTTTGTCATTAGTTTGAACACCTATGCCACCAGAACCATTACCTTCATAAAATTCTTCAATTTCTACTTCCTCAGCTGTACTGATACGTTGTGCAATAGCTAGTTCTTGTGAAACACGAGCTTGTGATTCCGACATTCTGTTTACATATTCTTGTTTAAGAGATTCCTCTTTTAATTGTTCGATAGTTCCACTTTCTTGTAAATTAGTCGTTTTGTTTATTAATGCTTGAGTGGTTTTTTCTATAAGTGTTCCTGTTGGATTTATTGCAAATTTTAATGCGTCGAAAAAAATCGAATTCATAATTAAGATACAGCTCCTTGTACTATTTATTTGATAATATAGATATTTTAACATCATATTAAAATTTGTGGGGTGAAGAATGTATATTAATTCTATTTTTGAAGTTATCCATAATTTTTGTGCTGTGTAACTCAAAAGGGAAAGTATTATGAAACTATGAATATCAAGGGATTCAGCGATTGGTGCAGTTACACAAAATATAAGATATGGGTAAGTGGAATGATATGTTAAAATACATAATATAGCAATTAAATAAAATATTCTATTGAGGTGGAAAATATGAAAATTCTTTCAACATTTACTGCGCCAGCATTAGTTGCTTTAGGTACGTTTTTATTATTACACTTGTTCATTGATCCTAAAAAAGAAAAGAAAAAGAAGAAAAAAGAAAAATTAAAAGAGTTATATGCGCCGTTATATATGATGATTAATGCTCAATTATCTACGTGTGTAATGATTGGAAGGCAAAGGGGGAGTATTGGAAAATTGTATTTTGATAGCGCAGGTAAGCAGCCGGGATTTATTGATGAAGATTATATGATTGAGTTTATTTTGAAAAATTCTTCGCACGCAAGTATGGATTTAATGCATCGATTAGAAAAGTATATTTCAAATACCACTGAAGGTACTTATGATCATGAGGAAATCAATAGTTTAGTTGTAACAGTAGTGAAAGAATACCAACAATTAAGGAAAGAATTAAAAATGGATTATAACAAAGAGGAGTTGGAAACAGGAATTCCAGATAAAGTAAGACTGGTAGGAGAATACAAGAAGTCTAAACTACGAGAGAAAGAAGTGGCAGAGTCGTGACCGCTTTTTGGCAGGAAATGTGCCGGTTGTTTTGGAATCAACGTGATATATTTGTATTGTGAGAAGTGGCGGAAAACATTTTTCACATTCCTTTATAATTCAAATGGATCGTTAGGCTATAGGTGATGGTTGAGGATTGAATGAGATGTTGTTTCTTGTTTTCAATGCCAAAGTCAAAATCTGTTGTGTAAACGGAGAAGAGCTTTTGCTCTTCTTCCAGTTCCTTAATAATGTTGGCACATATGAATGTAATAGTATTAGGTGATTGGAGGAAGGATAAAACTTCATTTACCGTAATTACTAGACACAAAAATAGCAACCAATTGGTTGCTATTTTTGTGTCTAGTATAAATTTATTCATTATATTTCTAATGAATAAAAGAGGATTATTAGTTAATTTCCCATAGCTATAAAAGTAAATTTTCGGTTTGCAGCATCACCACTGCCTCCACCGGTTTTGAAACGAACTGAATTATTAGATAGTGTGACCATAACTACATTATCTAATGTGCTACCGCCTTTAGGACCACTTCCTTCCCAGAGCTGCGTTGCAACAACTGAAGGGATATTACTGAAATGGGGTTCAAAATTTACTTCGTAAAGCCCTGTATCAATGCGAGTAATGTCAATATGTCCGTTATCACTGTCACCATAACTTACTAAAGAGCCGTCTTCATTGATAAATCCGTGAATAATCCTCAATTAAAAATACCTCCATCATTCATTATAATGTTTATATTATTATTGTGAGCGCTTTATATGAGGGTTATACATAGTTCGTTAAAATTAATTTTAGAAGGAGAGAGAGTATGGAATTAAAGTAACAACATTAGGTGATTGGAAGAAGAATAAAACTTCACGTACCGTAATTGAAACATAAATGAATAATTGAGAGAAAAGCATCCATTCGGGTGCTTTTTATTTCGGAGGGATGAAGGATGAAACTAAATAAACAAGAACAAGCGGTTGTAATTGGTACATTCATTTCAATGTTAGGACAGGACCTTGTAAATGAGCGTATCGATAAAGAGAGATTAGAAAGTGCAATTCCAATCTTTAATGAGTTAGAAGATAACACAACACCAAAGCAAAAGAGAGAAGCGATGGTTAGTTTGCTTGGTAAGACAATGGATGAATTCATTAATAGTAAGGAGTGAGCCAGATGCAATTAACTAAAATTGAGAAAGCGATTTTTCTTGGTACAATCCTTAATGCTATTGATGAAGATAAGCTTGAAGATTATGTGGAATTAGAATCATTGCGGACAGTAGCGAATGTTCTAAATAAATTACATAAGAAAACAAAGCCAGAAGAAAAGAAAGAAGCTATAACAAGTTTGATTGGTAAGTTAATGCATGAGTTATCGAAAGGCAATGATCGTGAAAAGGTCGTACAGTTTAGGTGTATATCTTGCGGATATAAAGAACAATACACGGAACGAAAAGCGAGAACTAAGGATGGATTGCAATGCAAATATTGTAAGCGTGGTGGTGCAATGATTAATGAAGCAATACAAAACCAAACAACAGAAGCGTAAGTTCTATGACAGTGGTGAGTGGAAGAGTATACGTGAACAAGTAAAGAAGCGTGACAACTATGAGTGCCAAGAGTGTAAGCGCAATGGTCGTGTTCAAACAGACACCAATGAATATAGTGAGAGTGCCAAGCGTAAGAAGATTCAACTTGTTGTCCATCATATAAAAGAACTCGAACATCATCCGGAACTTGCATTAGAAAAAGATAACTTAGAAACAGTCTGTGTGGATTGCCATAATAAAGAACACGGTAGAGTATTCGAAAAGAAAATCAACAAATGGGAACACGATGAAAAGTGGTAAAAAAGAATCGACAATAACAGTCCCCCCCTTAAAAAATTTCATCAAAAAATGCTCTAAGGGGCACCGGAGGAGGGGGTTAACTGTCAGGTTTTTTTTGGAATTACGCACGTAAGGGGGGTGGGTAGATGGCTGTCAGTATTACAAAGTTAAAGGAACAGCTGATGAACAGTATTGATATTGAAGATTTAGTCGAGGTTGAAAAAGTAGAACGATACATTGATCTAGTTAAAGCATTTAGAAAAATAAATAGGACTATCAATAAAGAAGGTGAGTCCGTTACAGTCAAAAACGGATCTCAAGTTTTTGTTAAGGCCCATCCTCTTATAAGTGAAAGAAATAAAATTAACAGTTCTTTAATTGCTTTAGGAAGAGATATAAAGTTTGTTTGTAAGCCGAATATTCCTAAGGCTGGTTATAGTAAAAGTGATTTAACATGATTAGACAAAAGTATGTAGAAGAATACATTGACCTTTATCGAAGTGGAAAAATAAAATTCAATAAAGAAAGAGAACAGTTAACTGAATACCTAGAACAATATGTTTTAAACAGAGACGATTTGTATTTTGATGATGAAATGATTGAGGATTGTATCAACTTCGGAGAGAAGTGGTATTTTCCGTTGCAGCCATTTCAAAAATTCTTAATAGCATTCGTCTTTTTATTTTATAAGAAAAATGGACGTGTATTTTATCGGAAATTCCTGTGGATGTTGGGGCGTGGTGGTGGTAAAAACGGTCTAATATCTGTAATTATTCACTTTTTAATTAGTGAATTGCACGGCATTCCAGAGTATAACATTTCCGTTGTTGCGAATAGTGAGGAACAAGCGAAAACAAGTCCTGATGAAGTTCATAAATGCGTCAAACGAAATGAAATATTGCAACGAGCATTTAAAACCACATTAACCCAAACTGTCTCTAAAGCAACAGGAAGTATATTGAAGTTTAGAACGTCTAATGGAGATACAAAAGATGGTTTGCGTGATGGCGCAGTTGTATTTGATGAAATACATCAATATGAAAGCAATAAAGATGTTCGAGTCCATATTAGTGGTTTAGGGAAAAAGAAAAACCCACGTGAATTTTACATTGGTACAGACGGGTATGTACGAGACGGATTTCTAGATAAACAAAAAGAAAAAGCAATGAAAGTTTTAAATGGTGAAGCCCGTCCAAATGCTATTTTTCCGTTCATTTGTAAATTAAATGACGAAAAAGAAGTCGATGATTTCGATAATTGGGAAATGGCGAATCCAATGTTATCGCATCCTTTAAGTGAGTATGCTGAGGGATTACTTGAAACGATAAAAGAAGAATACGAAGATTTAGAGGATGATCCAAGCAACCGAGAAGAGTTTATGACAAAACGAATGAACTTACCGGTTACAAATTTGGAACGATCTGTTGCGAAATGGTCAGAAATTCTTGCTACAAATCGTCCATTTCCTGATTTATATGCTCAAGAATGCATAGGGGCATTAGACTTTGCGAGTATACGAGACTTTGCAGCATGTGGTCTATTATTTAGACAAAATGGGGAGTACATTTTTAAAACTCATTCATTTGTTCGAAAAGAATTTGTTGATATCTATTACGGATACTCTAAAAAAGCAGGTGAGTTTAAAAAACAAAAATTTGCTCCTATAAAAGAGTGGGAAGAGCAAGGTCTACTAACAGTTGTGGATGAACCAACTATTAATCCTCAACATATTGTCGATTGGTTTGTAGAAATGCGAGAACAATATGGAATTAAAAAGATTATAGCTGATAACTTCAGGATGGAAGCGATAAGGCCATTATTAGTAGCAGAAGGGTTTGAAATAGAAGTAATACGAAATCCAAAAGCAATCCATAGTTTATTGGCTCCACGTATTGAAATGGCATTTGCAAATAAACAAATTGTGTTTGACGATAATCCGCTAATGCGTTGGTATACACAAAATGTATTGGTAGTTATCAAAGGTGATGGGAATAAAATATATGAAAAGAAAGAGCCTGTTCGTAGAAAAACAGATGGGTTCCAATGTTTTGTTCATGCTCTATATCGGGCGGATGAGATACAAGAAGCAACTGACTTTGTGATAGGTAATATTAAATTCTAATAAAGGGGGTGATGACCATTGGATGGTTAGGTTCAGTATTTAAAAGAAATAAAGAACTAGAATTCATGTTGGATTTGGATGTAATAACTGATACAACAAACAGGCTTCATATGAAACGATTGGCGATTGATACATGCGTATCATTTTTAGGAAGGACAATTAGTCAATCTGAATTTAGAGTAAGAAATGGTAAAGCCTTTAAGAAGGATGAGCTTTATTATCGATTAAATGTAAGACCAAACAAGAATATGACCGCAAGTACCTTTTGGGAAAGGTTTGTTCGCAAACTTATTTATGATAATGAGTGTTTAGTCATACAAGCAGATGATGGTGATTTACTTATTGCAGATGGATTTCAACATAATGAGTATGCTGTGTTTGAAGATACTTTTACTGATGTAAGGGTAAAAGATTATACGTTTAAGAGAAGTTTTAAGCAAAGCGAAGTTATTCATTTGAAGTATCGTAATGATAAATTATCTCCACTTATTGATGGATTGTTTGCAGATTACGGTGATTTATTTGGTAGGATACTAAACTCACAGAAACGTAAAAATCAAGTTCGTGGCACTGTTGATATGGATATGATTGGTGCTAAAACTGAGGAACAAATAGCAAAGCTACAAGAGTTTATAGATAATATGTATAAGTCAATTGGTTCAAAAGATATAGCTATTGTTCCACAGCAAAAAGGTATTAATTACAACGAGATATACAATGGAGTTGCAAATGGGCCAAGTGTGGAAGAAATCAATAAAGTAACAAATGGTTTCTTGAATCAAGTAGCCATGGCAATTGGTATTCCTATAGCTCTGATATATGGAGAAATGGCTGATGTAGAAAAGCAAACGAAAAATTATATGCTTTTCACAGTACGACCATTATTAAAAAAGCTATCTGATGAAGCGAACGTTAAATTCTTTGAAATGAGTGAATATCTTTTAGGACGAAAAATTGAGGTTAAGGCTGTTTCCTATCAAAGTATATTTGATCTTGCAACAAGTATTGATAAACTTATTTCTTCAAGTGCATTTACAGGAAATGAAATTCGTACAGAAGTAGATTATGAGGAGTCGGATGATCCGAATCTAAATATCCATCATATTACGAAGAACTATACAAAGTTAAATGAATCTGAAGGAGGTGAGAAATAATGGAGCATGTGAACATGAATAAGCTTTTAAATTTAAAACGAGATATTCGTTTTGAATCTAAAGGTGAAAATGAATACAAATTAACTGTTTATGGGTCAATTGGTGGATGGTTTAGTGAAAATAATGCTGAAGCTGTAAGAAGAAAAATTCAAGATGTTAAAGCAGAAAAAATTCACGTTCATATTAATTCGGGTGGAGGTTCCGCATTTGACGGTGTAGCAATTTGTAATCAGTTAAAGCAGCATAGTGCGGAAATTATAGTTCATATTGATGGTTGGGCAGCTAGTGCCGCGTCTGTAATTGCAATGGCAGGTGATAAGATCATTATGCCTAGTAATACTATGATGATGATTCATCAAGCAAGTACCTTTGAATATGGAAATGCAGATTTATTTGAAAAAACAGCACGAGATTTACGAAAGATCGATTCAGCTTTAGCAGCATCTTATAAAAAACGTTTTGTTGGGACAGACGAAGAATTAAAACAACTTTTAAAAGATGAAACTTGGCTAACAGCAGAAGAAGCGGTTGCTCTTGGTTTAGCTGATGAAATTGCTGATGAAATTGAAATTGATGATACGCAAGAAGATGAAGAAGTGGAAGTTGTAGAAAATTTTAAAGAAGATTTAGTAGCTAAGTATATGAAACAACCAAATAATCAAAATCCAAAAGAGCCTATTCAAGAGCCTGTTAATACCAAACAGAATCTGAGTACGCTCTTTTTAACTTTAGGAGGAAAATAAAATATGGTTATTAAGTTTAATAATTTCGAAGAGAAGAAACTGGCTTTTGCGAAAGTAACACAGGAAGGTACAGCAGAAGAACAATCAGCAGCGTTAAATTCCATGATTGAAGCACTTGCTACAGATGTTCGTTCAGATATTTTAAATCAAGTGAATGAATCAATGGTAGATCGTTCTATTATGCAATCTCGCGGTGCTAATGTACTAACAAGTGAAGAAATGAAATTCTTTAATGCAGTTGTTGAAGATGGTGGGTTTAAATCTACTGAGACTTTACCTAAAACAACACAAGAGAGAATTTTTGATGATTTAGTTCAAGGTCATCCGTTGCTAGAGCATATCGGCTTAGAGAATTTAGGAGCCGTGACAGAATTTATTTATGGAGATCCAGAGGGTGCAGCTGTATGGGGACCGTTATTTGGTGATATTAAAGGGCAATTAAATGCTACATTCCGAAAAGAATCAATTACTCAACTGAAATTAACAGCATTTATTCCATTAGCAAATGATATGTTGAAGCTTGGTCCAGTATGGGTGGAACGATATGTTCGTACTATGATTATGGAAGCAATGTCAGTAGGTTTAGAACGTGGTTTTGTAGCTGGTACAGGTAAAAATGAACCTATTGGATTATTAAAAGACCCTAGCGGAAGTGTCACGAATGGAGTATATCCAGATAAAAAAGTTGCTGGGACTTTAACGTTTGAACCAGGTCGCAAAACAATTAATGAATTAAAAGGCGTGGTCAAATTATTGGCTAAAAAATTAAATCCTGATGGTAAAACAGATGCAGATCGTCCCAAAAATATTGCTGGTAAAGTAGTTATGGTAACAAATCCATTCGATACTTTTGACATTCAAGCAAATGCTACAATTCAAAATGCGGCGGGTGTATATGTAACGAGCTTACCTTTTAACCCAATCCCAACAGAATCTGTATTTGTACCTCAAGGACAAGTGGTGTTCTTTGTTAAAGGGGAATACATTGCAGCGATGGGTGGAACAGAGCCAATCAAAAAATATGAAGAAACACTAGCTTTAGAAGATGCGACAGTTTATATTGCTAAACAATATGCTACAGGTAAACCAAAGGATAAATACACTTCACAAGTTTATACATTGAAACTTGAAGAAACGACAACTCCAGCAAGTTAAGGATGATGTAAATGGAAACAGTAATTTCAGATGTGATATTACAGCAATTCAAAGATAGGATGCACTTGGGGGATGATGAAGATGATAACCTAAAGCGCATCCTTTCTACATCTAACAAGGCATTACTTAGGATTTGCGGGAGTTATGATTTGAATAATGACGAGGAGTTCAAGGAGTTAGTCTTTGAACGTTCTCGTTATGTTTATAACGATGCATTAGAGTATTTTGACAAGAACTTTTTAAGTCAAATTAATAGTTTAGGTGTTGAAAAAGCATTAGAAGAAATTAAATTGGACGGTGGTTAATATGCGTCCTTTTCAGTACAAAAAACCACTAAATACAGGTGATTGTAGAAATCGAATTATCATTGAACAACCTGAAGTAATAAAAGATGATTTGAATCAAGAAATTGAAACAGGTAATTGGCAAGAAGTAAAAAAAGCATGGGCAATGATCAAAACGGTAAAAGGTTCGGAGTACATTGAAGCTTCAGCTTCACAGTCTACAAGAATTTATCGGTTTGTAATTCCTTATACAACAGGTATTACAGAATTAATGAGAATCAATATGAAAGGTCGTATCTTTGATATTATCGAACCGCCAATGAATGATGATGAAATGTATCAAACATTGACTATTATCGCAAAGGAGCATGTTTAATATGAACGATTTTGCGAGTGAACTTGCTAGAGAATTACAAAGGTATGCAAATGTTGTAGAAGAAGAATTGCTAACAGCACAAGAAGAAGTAGCCGATCTTGCTGTAAGTAAATTAAGACAAAGTGGCCCTAAAAAAACAGGTGCTTATCGTAAAGGGTGGCGTAAGAAAAAAGAAGGTAATAGCGTTGTCGTCCACAATACAAAAGGACAATTAACACATCTGTTAGAAAATGGTCATGCAAAGGCTGGTGGTGGACGTGTTCCGGCTCAAGTGCATATTCGTCCAGTAGAAGAGTATGTGATTAATGAATTACCAAGACGGATTGAAAGGGCGCTAGAATAATGACATTAGGCGAACTAACAAAAATCCTTGAAGCTACAAGTTATCCTGTGGCTTATTCGCATTTCATAGCAACTCCAGGTAAGCCAGTTCCAGCGCCACCTTACATTTGTATTCTTGTGGATGGATCAGCAAATTTAATGGCTGATAACAAGGTTTATCATAAGATAGACGATGCAAATATTGAGATTTACACAACTAAAAAGGATTTAGTTGCGGAAGCCAAACTTGAAAAAGTCCTAGACGATCATGAGATTCCTTATGACTCGTATGGTACTTTTATTGAATCTGAAAAATTGTATCAAAAAATATACGAAACGAGGTTGATATAAATGAATGAAAACAAAGTAGCCTTTGGTCTGAAAAACGTCCACTATGCACTTTATGACATTAAAGATGGTGTAGTTACCTTTAGTACACCGATTCGATTACCAGGTGCAGTTGAATTAACGTTTGATCCACGAGGGGATTTAATTGAATTTTACGCTGATGACATGCTTTACTATGCGGCAAGTAATAACCAAGGTTATGATGGAACGCTTTCCGTTGCGACTATTCCAGAACAATTTGCAATCGATGCATTAGGAGAGGAATTAGACGAAGAAGATGGTGTGTTAAACGAATTAGCTGACGCGAAAGGAAAACCATTTGCGTTGTTATTCGAATTTGACGGAGATGTACGAGCGACACGACACGTAATGTTTAACTGCGCAGCGAGTCGTCCAACACTTGCATCTAAAACGAAAACTAATTCAGCAGAGCCAAATACAAATGAGCTTAAATTTGTATCAAGCCCTATTGATATTAATGGAAAACGTATGGTTAAAACGAAAACTACAACTAAATCAAAACAAGAAATTTATGATAATTGGTACAAAAAAGTTTATACAAAAGTACCAGCATTGCCAAAAGGAGCGTAATAGCAAATGGAAAAGACAATTACAATAGATGGAAAACAAGTCAGATTAAAAAGTACAGCGGCAACAGTTAAACGTTATAAAGCGCAGTTTAGACGTGATTTATTTGCAGATATGCTCAAATTAGGAGTTATTGCTCCTTCAAATGCTCAAGCTGGCGCTACTATTGATTTAGCGAATATAGATTTTAGTAAAGTAGATTTTGAGGTTGTTTATGATCTAGTTTGGTTATATGCAAAAACAGCAAATCCAGAAATTTCAGATCCAATCACATGGTTAGATGGTTTTGATGAGTTTCCTATCTCTGAGATTCTTCCGGAAATTATGGACATGATTCAAAGTACGATGGGTGCAAAAAAAAAATAAAGAAAAGTAATGGAGAGCAAGGGACTTTCAGTGATGAAGAATTAACCACTGATACGTTCCTTGCTCTTTGTTATAAAGCGAAACTAACAAGTTGGGATTTAGAAGATATGACAATTGGTGATTGCTTTGACTACATTGCTGAATTCGCCGAAATGGAGAATCCAGACAAAGAAAAAGTTAGAAAAGCAAATCAAAAAGACTTCGATTCATTCTAAGAAAGGGGTGAGAAAATGGCAGGAAGAATTAAAGGTATTACGATTGAAATTGCTGGCGAAACCACAGGTCTTCAAAATGCTTTAAAAGACGTAAATAAACGTAGTAATGATTTAACAAAAGAGTTGAAAGATGTTGAACGGTTACTAAAGTTTGATCCTGGTAATGCGGAAGCATTAGCGCAAAAACAACAGTTACTCACACAACAAATAGAAAATACAACGCAGAAATTAGATAAATTAAAGGCAGCGGAACAACAAGTACAAGCCCAATTTCAAAACGGTAAAATTTCTGAAGAACAATATCGTGCGTTCAGGCGTGAGATTGAATTTACAGAACGGTCGCTTAATGGTCTCAAAAATAATCTAGGAAACATGAAAGCTGAACAAGAAAATGTAGCCAGTTCCACCCGGCAATTAGAAACATTGTTTAGTGCTACAGGAAAAAGCGTTGATGATTTTGCAGGAGCGTTAGGAAATCGTCTTGTGAATGCGATTAAAAGCGGCACAGCAACAAGCAGACAATTAGACCAAGCGATTGGTCTTATTGGTCGTGAGGCGTTAGGAGCGGAAGGGGACATTGAAAAATTACAGCGAGCGCTACGATCTGTAGATTCTGGTAATTCTATTCAACAAGTACGAAATGAGTTAAGAGACTTACAGCAAGAAGCAGGAAGAACGGAGAAAAAGTTTGAAGGTCTAAAAATAGGGTTAGAAAATGTCATTGGTGGAATTGCAGCAGGTGGCGGAATTGCAGCCGCTATTGAAAAATCGATGGACATGTCAAAGCTACAAACAAAGATTGATATCGCTTTTGATGTTCCAGAGTCATCAAAAAAATCAGTTGAAGAAGCTGTAAGAGGTATTTCCGCTTATGGATTAGATGCTGAGGAATCTCTTGCAGGTGTACGAAGACAATGGGCTTTAAATAAAGATGTCAGTGATGAAGCGAATGCAGCTATAGTAAAAGGTGCAGCGGCAATTTCTCAATCTTATGAAGGGATAGATTTTACTGAACTAATCCAAGAAACAAATGAAATTGGAAATGAGTTAGGGATTTCACAAGATGGCGCTCTTAGTATGGCTGATGCTTTACTTAGAATAGGATTCCCACCAGAACAATTAGATATTATCGCTGAATATGGGGGACAACTGACACGTGCAGGATATAACGCTGAAGAAGTACAAGCGATTATGGAAGCTGGCGTTGAAACTGGAACCTGGAATATTGATAATCTTTTGGACGGATTGAAAGAAGGTCGTATTAAAGCGGCTGAATTCGGTCAAGGTGTCGATAAAGCTATGACAGAAGCTCTTGAAGGTACAAAAATTTCAGCAGAACAAGTTGAAGTATGGGGGAAAGCTGTAGCTAACGGTGGTAAAGCAGGTTCAATGGCTATGACTGAAATTGCACAAGCTTTATCAGAAGTTGATGATGAAACCAAACGTAATGAATTAGGTGTTAAATTTTTCGGTAGATGATAAATTGTGCCGAAGTAAAATTGTGGTATTAAGCAAGAAGGGTGAGATTCCTAACTTGAACCGAAGGCTATATAAAATATAGTCAGGGGCAGAGCATAGAGGGTGAAAAGATATAATCCCTCCACGAGACCGCGACACTTATTAGTGAAAACGTATGCCGATCTTGCATTAATATGAAGTGCAAGAAGTAGAGGATAAAAAGCCTTTACGATAACAAAATGACAATGTATGAAGATCAAGGGCAAAATATCATTAATACTTTACTAGGTGCAAAAGATAAAACAATTGATTTTGGGAAGCAGCAAGATAAATTGAATGATTCCATTAAGAAAATGGATGCAAATCCAGCAGTTAAGTTTCAAAAGGCGATGCAAGATTTACAAATGGCTCTCAAGCCTGTTCTTGGAGTTATAGCTGATGTTGTTGCTAAAATTGCGGATTGGATTTCTAATAACCCAAAGTTAGCAGCTACATTAGCAGCTATAGCAGTAGCAATTGGCGTGATTTCAGGAGCGTTTATGGCTTTAGCGCCAATAGTTGTTGTTATATCGAGCATAGGGGCTGCAATGATGGGATGGGTAGCGTTAATTGCAATTGTTGTAGCAGCAGTTGTTGCTTTAGGCGTAGCCATTTATCAAAATTGGGATTCTATAACGAAATGGACTATTGATACTTGGAATGCAATTGGAGAGTTCTTAGTAGGAATATGGGACGTGATTGTACAATGGGCGAGTGATACCTGGAATAGTATTAGTGAATCCACCTCATCCATATGGAATTCAATTAAAGAATATTTAATAGAATTATGGAATGGAATAAAGGATTTATTAACTGAAACATGGAATACGATGGTTGAAAATACTACAGAAATATGGAATTCCATTGTCGAATACTTAACTGGAGTTTGGAATGGTGTAGTTGAGACGTTATCAGTAGCTTGGGATAGTATTAAACAAACAACTTCTGAAGTGTGGACAGCGATTAGTGAGTTTTTCATTAGCACCTGGAGTGGACTAGTTGCTTTTATAACTCCTGTGCTACAAGGCATTGCTGATTTCTTTTCTATGATTTGGAATGGAATTTCAACAGTTATTCAAACCGTATGGAATTTCATTACTCAATATTTACAAGCGATTTGGACAGCAATTCTATACTTTGCTACTCCAATATTTGAAAGTATCAAGAATTATATTACTGAATGTTGGAATACGATTAGTTCTACTACAAGTTTTGTATGGGAAACGATTAAGAATTTCTTAGTTTCCTGTTGGAATGGGCTTGTAGCATTTGTTGTGCCGATTTTTGAACAAATTAAGTCTTGGATCATTGCGGTGTGGAATACAATCAGTACAACAACAGTAAATGTATGGAATGCAATTAGGAGTTTCTTGCAATCATGCTGGAACGGACTAGTAGCTTTTGTAGTACCAATTTTTAATGCGATAAAAGACTGGATTGTAAATAATTGGAAAACAATTAGTTCTATAACAAGCGCGGTATGGACCGCTGTAACAAACTACTTATCTAGTTTATGGAATTCAATCGTTTCTATGGCAAGGGCTATTTTTAATAACATCAAAGAGGCTATTTCAACAGTTTGGAATATGATTAGTAGTGCAAGCGTCAGCGTATGGAATGGCATTAAATCTACTCTTGCGAGTATTTGGGATGGGATTAGATATACAGCAGCATCAATATGGAGTGGATTGACAGATGCAATTATGACACCTGTAAATTGGGTAACAAGGGCTGTTATTGGCGCGTTCCAAGGTATGCAATCAGCTATACTCGCTGTGTGGGATGGAATTAAAAGTGGTATAAAAGCAGCTATCAATGGACTTATTTATATGATAAATAAATTCATTTATGCATTTAATACACCAGCACAATTATTAAATAGAATCCCTGGTGTGAGCGCTCCTACGATTCCATATGTACCGATGCTTGCTAAGGGCGGAAAGCCTGTAGGTGATGGTTCATTTATTACAGGAGAAGCTGGACCGGAATTGTTTACTAAGAAAGGGAATTCCATTACGGTTACACCTTTATCATCAAAAGAAAAATCACTTGGTATAACAGGAACAATGAATCAATTGATGGGGGACATGAGTCGTATGATGGCTAGTTCTATGAACCAGTTGTCAGGTCTAAAGACTGTTATGAGTGGCGTATATGGAAATATGTCAAATAGTAGACAAGCTATGACAAACAGCGTTGCAAATCAAGTATTCAATTACTCTCCTGGATCATCTGGTGATAATAGGGTACCAATGCAGGGAGGCGACTTAGTAGTTGAAGTTCCTGTTGTTTTAGACGGGCGAGATGTGGCACGCGGTACTTATCGCTATACAACTGAATATCAAGAAAGAGAGGCAAAAAGAAACGCAGACTTTTAGGTTTGTGTTTCTTTTATTTATAAAGAAATGGGGTGTTAAAGTGAGTTCTTTTACATTTAACAAGGAACGTAAAAACTTTATTCAAATTGCAAAAGGATGGAAAAGACCAGCTTGGGCGCCGTTAAAAAGGAATTTTTTAAGTGTTACTGGATATCCAGGTGCAAGGTTATTAAATACACAAACGGAAATGCGTGTTTTATCTATTCCTGTAGGAATTATCGTTCCAGATGGATCTGATTTAGAAATCATAAAAGAAGAAATTGCGGATTGGTTAATTACAGAGCAACCAGCCGAGCTTATTTTCGATGTGGAGCCAAATAGAACATATTTAGCAGTTGTAGATGATAGCTTTGATCCAGATGAATTTGTAACACTTGGCATCGGTACAATTAAATTTATTTGTCCGATGCCTTATAAATTAGGAAAAGTACAAACTCATCCATTTGTACAAAGTTGGTCTACTGAGACTACTTCCTATTTCACAAATAAAGGAAGCGTAGAAGTCCCAGCATTAATTGAAATGACTGTAAAAAAACCAAGCACTTTTTTAGATGTATGGTTTGGTAAATATCCTTTAGAACGAAATTATTTCCGTATTGGTTATCCCCTAGCTGTGGAGGAAACAACGGTACAAGAGCGTGAGCGCGTGTTATGGGATGAAATGGCTTCGCCTATAGGCTGGACTCCTGTTACTGGACAATTTGACGATATGAAGGGGACAGGTAGTTTTAAATCAAGGGGTGGTTACGCACTATATTGTGAAGAATACGGAGAGGGAAAAGGATTTTACGGTGCAATAGCTAAGAAAAGTATTCCAGGCGGTCCATTACAAGATTTTGAAATGGAGGTATGGATGACTTTAAAATCCAAAAATATTGAAGAAATGGGTCGTTGTGAAGTTCTCTTATTGGATGAGGCAAGTAATCTGGTAGCTCGCATTAACATGAATGATTTATACGTAACGGCAGAAATTACAAAAGCACATATGAAAATTGGGAATAGCGGAACGCCTAATAGCATTCGGAAATTAGTAGATACAAGTGGCTATTACTTATCTACTTTTAATCAATTTCGGGGACGCTTGCGTATTGCTAGAAGAGGGACAAAATGGTCTGTATATGTAGCTAAATTTATAGATGGTAAAGAGATAGACGGAGCTTCCCTAGTTGAACAATGGAACGATGTTGACAACAGTAATCCAATGACAAACCGAAAAATCGCACAAGTTATGATTGCTCTTTGTAAGTGGGATAATCACCAGCCTGTTAACGAAATGCAATTTGATGATTTAAAGATATGGAAGGTAAACAAAGTCCCTTCTAATGCAAAGCCTTATATTTTCGATGCAGGAGACAAAGTGATTATTGATACAGAAAAAAGTCTTGTTACGATTAATGGGAAAGATGCAATTAATATTAAAGATATTTTTAGTGAATTCCCTAAGATCATTCGTGGAGACAATCGTATTGATATTATGCCACCAGATGTTACAGCCACAATCAGTTACAGGGAGAGATATAGATGAGAACGCCAAGTGGTGAATTGCATGTTGTTGATTTTAAAACAGAACAAATTGTAGCATCTATTCAACCCAACGATTATTGGGATGATAAACGACATTGGGAAATCAAAAATAACATTGATACATTAGAGTTTCGAGTATTTGATAATACAAGGCATTCATCCACACTGATGCAACAAAACTTAGTATTAAAAGAAGTGCGTGATGGTCGTATCGTTCCTTATGTAATTACTGAAATTGAAAAGAATTCTGATGATAGATCAGTAATGGCTTATGCATCTGGCGAATGGATTCAACTTGCTAAAGCTGGAATTATCCCTCCACAAAAATTAGAAGGTAAGACAGTAATAGAAATGATGGATATAGCTCTTGCAGGTACGAAGTGGAAAAAAGGAAATTTAGAATATGCTAGTTTCCGTTCCATGACTATTGATGAATTTATTGATCCGTTAAGCTTTCTAAAAAAGATAGCATCATTATTCGAACTAGAAATACAATACCGCGCTGAAGTTGTAGGCTCTCAAATCGTTGGGCGTTATGTAGATATGGTAAAGAAGCGTGGTCGAGAAACCGGAAAAGAAATAACCCTTGGTAAAGATTTAATGGGGATTAAAAGGATTGAAAACTCTCAAAACATCTGTACAGCTTTACTAGGTTTCGTGAAAAAAGAAGGCGAAGAGTTTGTTACTATTACAGAAATAAATGGTGGTGTCCCTTATCTTGTGGACAGCGATGCATTTCAAAGGTGGAATGAGAAAGGGCAACATAAATTTGGATTCTATAGTCCCGAGACAGAAAACGAAGATATGGATCCAAAACGTTTAATGACTCTTATGAAGACGGAGTTGAAAAAGCGTGTAAATACATCCGTATCTTATGAAGTTGAAGCACAATCAATTGGTCGTGTTTTCGGATTAACTCATGAGTTAATTAATGAGGGCGATACGATTCGAATTAAAGATACTGGATTTACACCTAAACTTTATCTAGAAGCAAGAGCAATCGCTGGTGATGAATCATTTAAAAATCCGCTACAAGATAAATATGTATTTGGTGACTATCGTGAAATTATCGATCCTAATGAAGAATTAAGAAAGTTATATAATAAAATTCTCGGATCATTAGGTAGTAAAGCAAGTAAAGAAACCCTTGAACAACTCGAAAAACTAGCAAAAGAAGCAAAAGAAACGGCTAACAATTCTAAACAGACCGCTGACAATGCATCCGAAGCAGCAAAAATAGCAAAGGATATTGCAGATGCTGTTTTAATAAAACAAAAAGATTTCCAAACAAAAATTATAAAAAGCACAACACCACCCTCTAATCCTATTAAGGATTTGACATTATGGTTAGACATAAGTAACCCGGAAAAGCCGATTCTTTATCTATGGAATGGAACAAAATGGGACAGATTAACTCCTGACACTTCTATCATAGACGCTGATATAAAAGGTATTGAGGACGAGATAAGGAATCTCCAAATTGAAGTTGACTCTAAAGTTAATCAGCAATGGGTTAAGGAACAAATTCAAACTGACATTAAAAATAAAGCTGATATCAAAGATGTTTATAAGAAAACCGAAATTGATAAAGCTTTAGAGGGTCATGTTAAAGTACAGTCGTATGAGATTGATAAAAAGGCTTTGCAGGAAGGTATAACAAATACTGCAAATATAATTACCGCAAATGATAAGAACTATATCAAACGTTTTACTGAAAATGAATCTAAGATTACGCAAACAGAAAAAGATATCAAAACACAAATTGAAGAATTGAGTGTTACGAATAAACAAGTTAATGCACAAGGTAATACGATTGATGAAGTTCAAAAGAAAACGAATGAAATTATTCAAGATGCTAATGGGACAAAGCAAACGATTACTTCTATTCAGACTGAGTTAAAAAATCAATTAACTACATCTAGAAATGTAATTATTAACTCTAATTTCATTGACAGTATGGATACCTGGAGAACATTGTGGTCTAAAGTTGAAATAAGAGATATGGATAATGAAATGCATCCCGAGTTCTCTAAGTATGCAAGAATTGAAAAGATTGATGCAAATGATACGTGGCTGAATAAAGATCTTGACGTTGTACCAGGAGAATATATAATCTCAGCATGGGTTAGAAGTGTGGATGGTAGCTTTGCGACTATTGGCGTGAAAGACAACGCGGATGGGGCATCGGGGGATCCTGAAGTTAAGTACTTTTTCTTTAAAGCAGATGAAACTATGGCTGATGGTAAATGGCATCATCTCTATGGAAAAGTAAAGATTAATCATGGAAGAGTTAGGGTTTATTTCGGACTTAGAAAAAGTAGTAGTACTGTAGGACAAAAAATCGATATAACGGGTGTTAAATTAGCGAATGGTAATATCGTTGATAATTGGACTGTAGCTCCAGAAGATTTGACAAACAACACGGAATTCAAAAAGAAGACTGCTGAAATTATTACCAGAGTTGATAAAATTAGTTCGACGTTAACAGAGACAAATAAGCAAGTAAACACGGTAGAAACAAAGGCGGATGATGCTAATAAAGCTGCAAATACAGCTAATACTAACGCGCAAAATGCCCAAAAGACTGCGGATAATGCTAATAAAGAAATAATTACAACTAACCAAAAAATATCTGATGTAACGCAAACGGTAGACGGATTAAAAGTAAATATATCGGATATTTCTAAAATTCAACAAGGGCATACAACTGAATTACAACAACAGAGTTCTAAAATAGATGCCAATGCAAAAGCTATTCAAACGAAAGTTGATAGTCAATTTGTCGAGGAGTATACAGGTGGATTAGGCAGCACTCAGCTGATAAGAGATGCTGAATTTGCTGATGGATTCAAGTATTGGTATAAATCTAATAACGCAAATTTCACTGCTGAAGTAGATACAACTAATCTATATAACGGTAGTCCATCAATGCGTTTAAAAGGGGTTAATCAGACGGCGAACGTTCATACAAATGTGACATCAGCTACTAAGATATCTGTTACGCCAGGAGAAAAAATCACAGCTTCTTTAGCTCTATTTACAAAGAAATTAAGTGAACATGCAAATCCTTACTTATCTTGCTCTATTGTTTGTTGGGATATTAATAACAAGCAGTTAACTGCAATGGGATGGAGTACCAAGGTGGTTGATAACGTATGGACAAAAACATCTCATACAGTAACAGTTCCGGACACAGCAGTAAGAATGGAATTACGTGTATACGTAACGAGTAACGGAGAATTATGGTTCTCTAAGCCAATGTTACAACGGGGTGAGGTAGCTAGTTACTTCACATTACATCCTAAAGATTATACTGACTATGACAAGTTAGTTGATGATATAGCGAGTCGCGTTTTAACTGAGGATTACAATAAGAAAATGACACAAATGAATACTCAGTTTACCCAGACTTCTAAAGCGCTAGAATTAAAAGCAGAAGCGAGAAATGTTTATACAAAAGATGAAGTCGATAGTAGAAGTGATGCAATAGTAGAAACTATGAATGCTCAATTTAATGTTCAGGCTTTTGAAATATATTCGAAGGTTGCTAAAGGAAGTATTATTTCATCTATCAATCAAACAGCAGAAACTATTAAAATCCAAGCGGGTAAAATAGAGTTAGATGGAACAACTATAGCAAAGTATTTAGAAGCGCAGGAACTTAGAGGTACAACCATACGCACAGACAATGGTGTTAATTATGTCCACATTCAAAAGCAATTCATCCGTTTAATGGAGTCAAATATAAGCAGGGTTTACCTTGGATACTATAAAGATCGTACAAGCCAAATTCAACCAACAGTTGTGTTGGGAGGAGACTCTAGTTTTCAAGACGGTTCTGTTGTCTTAAGTAAACAACCAACACAAGGATTCTTAGGGATAATAAACGGAAAAGATTCTAACGGAGAACCTTATTTTGTAAGCTCAGTTATGTTTAGAAGATCAGGTGATTTAATCCTAGAGGGTGGCATGAATGGGGCTGTAACCGTTAAATCGGGTAAAGGTATAATTAATTACGCAAATGGTGGATCGTATTGGGTAGAAGCTACTGGTGGTATCGGATTAAAAGGCGGGAATAAAAACGTATTGATAGACAGTCAAACAGCGATTATTTTCAGCTTAAAAGATAAAAATATGCTTGATGTAGTGGACTACAATGGAGACACGGATTTACGGTTCCAAACAATAACACTTAGAAATGGACCATCTAGCTACGCAGGTAAATTACAGGTTAAATCCGGTTCAGGTACTTCTTTTTCGCCTGTAGTGGCAAGCAATTTTGAAACATCATCGCAACGTAAGTATAAAACAAACATTCGAGATGTACAGTTTAGTGCTGTAGAAAAAATTATGGCGTTAAACATTCAACAATACAATTTGAAAACGGATATGGAACAACTATACGAAATGAGAATGAATCGTCAAGATAACGATCCGGTACTTACGACTAATGATATTCAAACTCGATACGGTTGGATTGCAGATGATGAAAGGAATCCAGAATGTTTTGTTACAAAAGAAAAAAATGCAGCTGAAATATATTCTTCAATAGCACTTCAAATAAAAGCATTCCAAGAAGAAAAACACGCTAAAGATGCTGAGATTGAAGAGTTAAAAGAAGAGAATAAACAAATGAACCGTAGAATTGAAGTGTTAGAACAATTGTTAGTTCAAAATTTAATGAATAAGAAACCAGAGCAGCCATAAGCTGTTTTTTATTTTGCACAAAATACGGCTTTTGGAGTGAATTAAAATGATTTTTATAGTGTGATATAATAATATTCTATGATTATAGGAGGTTATTATATATGACGATTATTTCAACAGTAAATGTACCAGAAGGTATAGCAATGGCTGCTGATAGTAGAACGACTAGAACAATAACGCGAGCAGATGGAAAGGTAGATAGGTATCCCCTAACTGATAATGCTCAAAAATTAGTAACAATAAAAAATTCTACCGTAGGAATATCTTTCTGTGGAGATGCTTTTATAGATGGAAAAACGGTATCAGATTTTATTAGAATCTTTGATATTAATCAAGTGGTTGCAGATGATACCGTGGAAGAAATAGCAAATAAGTTATATCGTAAATTACAGGAATATACAAGTTATTCTGTTACATTTATTATCTGTGGTTATGATAACGATGAGCCTTTTGTTTATAGAGTATCTAGTGAGCTTTGTGTAAGAACAAATATTAGAGAAGATAGTGGGGAATTGGTATCTGGTGCGAGCTGGGATGGGGATCATGCGAAAATTAGTGCATTTCTAAAGCAAATTGGACCTGATTATTGGAAGATGCCATTAAAGGATGCTATTGATTATGCCGAATTTATTGTAGAGCTAACAATAAAACAACAAAGATTTAGTGATGCTCTTTCAACATGTGGCGGTCCAATAGATTTATTAGTAATAACAAAGGATTATACAAAATTTTTAAAACATAAAATATTAAATCCATAAAAAAGAGAGATAATATCTCTCTTTTTTATTTTTAGAACAGGAGTGAAAAGATGGATCGTATTGATGTATTAATGAAAACATTTATAGCTACCTTCGGAGCTTTTTGTGGGTACTTTTTGGGAGGATGGGATACAACATTGAAAGTTCTAGTAATCATGGCAGCTATCGACTATATCACAGGAGTATTCGCAGCAGGCTATAACGGAGAGTTAAAAAGTAAAGTGGGATTCAAAGGCATCGCCAAAAAGGTGGTGCTTTTTCTTTTGGTTGGAGTTGCAGCGCAGTTAGATTCAGCGTTCGGAAGCAATAGCGCTATTCGTGAAGCTACAATTTTCTTCTTTATTGGTAATGAGTTGTTATCTCTTTTAGAAAATGCAGGACGTATGGGAATCCCGTTACCTTCAGCATTAACAAATGCAGTTGAAATTTTAGGCGGTAAACAAAAACAAGTAGAGAAAAAAGGAGATGTTGAATAATGAGAGTATCAAGTCACGGAGGACACAATGCTATTGTACCAGGAGCTAACTGGGGTGACCGTAAAGAACATCTAATGGATCGTGAGTGTAATAAGGATTTCATTAACAAGTTACGCGCTCTAGGTCATTCTGTAGAGGATGATACTGATGATGTGGGTCGCACAGCGAGTGCTATCGTAGGTAACCAAGTTAGGAATATCAATGATAGACCTAATGATGTAGGATTCGCTTGGCATCTTAATGCATCTAACGGAGAAGGTCATGGAGTAGAAGTGCTTTGCTACTCTGCAAAGGAAGCGCCTATGGCAGCTCGTATTTCAGCAGAAATTGCTAAGCGTACTGGATGGAAAGACCGTGGCGCTAAAATCCGTCCAGATATCGGAGTAATTCGTTCAAGTAACTGCCCATTCTTCCTTGTAGAAGCTGGATTTATCGATAACGATAGTGATATGGCTAAGTGGAATGTGGATGCAATTACATCAGCAGTAATTTTCGCCTACTTTGGACAAGAAACTAGTGGAGGAAGCTCAGGTGTTGCGCCTATTCAGAAGACTAAACAAAACATTATTCAAACAGGAGCGTTCTCACCGTATGAGGTCCCTGATGTAGCAGGAGCTATGAAATCTCTTAATATGACAGGTACGTTTTTACTTCAAGGAGATGGATTAATTTTCGTAGTAACAGATCCTACAAGTGATACGCAATTAGAAGCAATGAAAGAATACCTTGACCGTAAAGGTTGGTGGTATGAAGATAAATAAAACAAAAGAATAGTTTGATTAACAAAAAAGCCGTCCTATGGGCGGCTTTTTTTTGGTTTCTATGTAATTAGAATTTACTTTTAGATAATGCCTTTAATATTGGGTTCACAATCCTACCAATTAAACGAAATCCTCTAAATATTGACTGGATAACTTTCATCGTATCATGCTCCTGAAAATTAAGTGGATTATTTATTCATTTTATTTAAAGCCTTATCCATTTGACGTTCGTTAGCCTGTGTAGCACTACTAGATGCATTTTCTACACCGCGGTAGTTGTATTTAGAGTTTTGCCAGAAGTCGAAAGCGAAATCTTTTAATGGCTTTTCTAATGCGTTTCTATCGACAACTTGTGATTTGAAAATATTTGTTAACATATACTCATGGTTAGAAATATCTTTAATATAATTTTTATCTTTATATTCTTTAATGATGGAATCGCCAAACTGTTTTACTTCATCTTTAGATGGTTTGTAATCGTGAGCGTATTTACTTACTTCATCAAACTTCTCATTTGGATTTTTATTACTTGATGCGACTTCTTTAATTTTTTCTTCCCATTTAACTGTTGTTGTAACAGTCTCCTTTGGTTTTTCTTTTGATTTTGGGTCGTCATTGGCTATATCAATAATCATTATGACAACAAGAATTGCAAAAATCGAGATAATACCTAGACAACCAAATTTGAAGAATTTCTTCAT